TACACAATATCGGATATAGTCCAGACCAAATTACCTGCAGTAGTCAAGGGAATAGTTTGATCGGCGTACTTTATGTCGGTGTATGTAATAGTAATACTATTAACAGCATCGGAGACAACTTTAGCAGCAGCCTGTCGTCTGGTGTTTTTTAGAATGTATTTTGCGATTCCCATTTTTTATTCTTCTTTATTTGATTGCATGTAATCTCTTACAGTACTTATGTAATCAGCACTCAAAGTAATTTTATTTTGAACCCATTCCGCCATGTTAGTATCATCTTCTAACATATCGTGAACGGTTTGTGCATTAGCAATAATGGATCTCAATTGAGACTTAGCCATATCACCTTCATAGTCGTACTCGCGAGGATCTTGTTCTTCAGCTACTCTCTTAGCCGTCTTAGTTGCAATAGCCATCTTCATACCCATGGGCATACCTGGCTTATCTTTTTCAATAGCCTTAGCAACCTCTTCCCGCTTCTTCATCTCAGCAGGGGTAAGAGTTTTCTCGTCTAACTTATTCCTCAGATGGGACAGGTTCATCTTCTTCTTCCTGGTTATAGAGGGATTGGGCTATCTCAACTTTTCTTACATCTAAGGCATCAGTTAATTTAGATGAAAGCGCGGAATCAAAACCAGCCTTGGCATCTGTATTGTTTCCGTCAATGATATCATCTATCATCCTGTTAATAATTTCTGTTGTATCCACAATGATCTCCTTAATAATGTATTATTTATTGTTGAGGAGAGGCGTTAACCTCACGACTTAGAGCAGCTGCTTGATCTGAACCCGGCATACCTGGTTGTATTTCAACCGGGTCTTTCTCGTTATCATTTTCAATTTGTTTAATTTCGTCATCAGTCAGTTTAAGAATATTCTTTCGAACATATTCTTTACTGTAGTATACACCAACATAGGGAGACATCTGATTTAAAAGATCAACTCGGTTGCGTAAATTCTCCGCCAATTTCATTTCTTGGTAGTACTGATCCTGGGCATACTTATAGTCAATCTTTGACTTAATACTTGACCAGTCTTCAGGGGTAATAATACCCTTTAATACCAATTGAGTCTCTAGCAGATCATCAAATAAAGCGTTAAATTTTCTACGCAGACGACTGATAAACTTTGCAAACTTAATCTCATCATTAGAGATTTCAGCCTGTCTACCGAAATTGAATCCAGAATTCTGTTGGAATCTAGATAACGGAATATTTAACGACTGGTATACCTTGTTCTGGAAGTATTCAATGTCAGCAATCTGACCTAGATTCTCTCCACCAGGTAATGTTGTAATTTCTGTACCTCGACCGCCTTCGCGTCTTGGTAACCAAAAGTCTTCCAACATAGTCATAAACTTACGATCGTCTTTGATCTCACCTGTAGTGGAGTCATAGATGATCTTATTACGGTACCGAGCCATGATGTCTTTCATGTACTGCTCGGCCTTTAACTTAGGTAAGTTACCTACGTCAATATAAAATATTCTTCTCTCTGGTGCTCTACTTAAACGATAGATGACCAAGGAGTCAGCCATCATCTTTAATTGATTGGTTGGTTTAATAGCTTTATTCAGATAACCTAATACAACATTTCTATCTAGATCTAAAACACCAGAAGGAACAAATGTAATTGTATCAGTTGCAATCTTAATGCCGTTGTTGTTATTAGGATTGGTACCGGCGGTATAGTTTAAGCCTTTTTCGTTATAGATGAAAAACTCATCTATTGACTTAATAACCTCTACACCAGATGGTAACTTATCTTTCTTTACTTCTCGTACTTTTCTAATCTTACGAGGGTCAACATACCTTAATTCTTGTATACCTTGCTTAGGTTGAGCAGGATTGATAACCTTTTGATAGTACAAACGACCGTCAATATACCAACGTCTAAAGATGTCGTGAGCCTTGTCTTTAAAATCTAACAAGGAAACAACTTCATTAAACTCATCACGAATTTTACTCTTTATACTATCAGAAAGCTCCAGCTTCTCTAAATCTAGATAGACTGGATCTTCACTGTCCACAGCTGCGATTGCCTCTGTGACGATTTCTTCAATAGCATTATCAACATCTGGATAGGTAGAGATGTCTCGATAACGAGAAATCAACTCACTCTCCGAGCGAGCTGATGCATCAATATCAACATACGTGCCGAAATACCCCCCGGCCGAAACCGTGGTGGTACCATCTTCGGAAACCGGAGTTATAAAAGATTGACTTTTTAACTCCGATTGCTTATCTTCACGTCCAATTGTAAAACCAAATAGTGAAAGTGCCATTATATATTATTCAATTATTAACGATTAAAAATACCACCAAAGTTTACAATACTTCCACCTGGGTTGTTAGATACTGTAAAATGTTGGTATTGGAATGTCACTGTAAAAGTGGAAATCTGATCGTTAGCACCGAAGTCCAATGCTACAGGAGACAGATCAACTGGGAATGCATTTGCAATACTATATTCTTTTAATGCATTACCGTTTCTGTCCAACTGAAATACTTGCATATCACGTTGGTATTCAGAAGGTTGTAATCTACCAAATTTTGCGACATTATCTTCCATTCCAGTCATCCACTGTTCCATAGCTGTACGAATTGACATTTCAGCGTCATTTAATACAGTAATGGTAAAGGGCGCGTAAATACGGTCGCCTACGAATTTTACTTCGCGACCACGGTATTGTACAATAGCAGGGTTAACTGTTTGTCCAGGTAACTCAGCTACAGAAACTAAGAACGGGGCTCTTGCTACAGCCAGTGATTGTCCGGCTACATATGTCGGGAACGACAGTTGTACCATAAACTGGTTGGGACGAGCTCCACCGTTGGTTAGTGATGATTTAAAACGTTCTACGTTAAATGTTGTCATTTGTTCTCTCCTTTATTAAGCGCCGACTTCTTCGAAAGAAATCCCGGTGCGAGTTGCAATAAAGTTGAGCTGTATGAAGTTAATCGCACGAGCTGGCTTGATAAAGATATCAGCAACAAAGTTGTTGGTATCGATAACTTGAGCTGTGTTATTTGACTCATCGCAAACTACTTTAAAGTCCGTGATACCACGGCGACCTTGAACGTCACGAAGGAACGGTTCGACTAAATTGCGGAACTGAGCTCTTGTAAACGGGTCGTTGAACTCGAACAATTGGAACTTTGCGGCTGTAGCGATTGCTTTCTCAAGCACAATAAACAATCTTCGAACGTTAATACGATCGAAGGCTGAAGGCTTGGCTAGCAATGTCTTGTCACCGAATAGTACTGTACCGTTTCCAGGGAAAGTAACAACAGGGTTAACACCCTTTTTGTACAATGTATCACGATCAGCTTTGCTTGGTGAGTAAGCTAGTTTTACAACGTTCTTAACTTGACCGCGGTTGAAACCAGCTGGTGAGAACCATGGATCAGCTACAAAGTCTGTGCGAACTGCAAGACCGGCTGTATCACCATTAAGTGGTACATAACGATATACATCGTTGTAGCGGTCATATTGATACTTCCAACCTGAGTCTAAAACAGCGTAAGAGCTAGATGTTAGAGATTCGCGGAATGTTACAACATCGGTAGCTTCTGTACCTGCATTATTAACCACATCGGCTAGTTCTGGAGAAGCAAAAACGATAACGTCTTTTCTTACTTCAGCCACGCTAGAGATAGCGAAGTTAACAACTGTAGAAGAGGCAGCACCTAATGGAAGCAACGAAATGTCATACAGTTCGTCGTTAGCAAATATGGCCAAAGCGCTTGTAAGGTTACCATCAGTTGGGCTATCAGCTGAAACACCACCTGATAGAGATATTGTAACGTTAGATGTCAGATTAGCGAACAAGGATGCATTAGCTGCATTACCCCAGGCTGTACCTGTTGCAGTAACGTTAGATGTATGATCCATCCAGTAAACGTATTCAGATTGTGTGTTTACCACGTCTTTGTAGTATGCAGATGTACCATCGGATCTCTTAGCGTCAGAAGCTTTTGATGCAAAAGCAAATTTCTCAACCACTGTACCTGCTGTACCTGAAAACAAACCGTCTTCATCAATAACAGCAACGTGTAGTTCATCGAATGACCCACCCAGTGCGCTTACATAACCAGACGTGCCAGGGGCAGCATCAAAGTTAGCAGCATAAGACCAAGTAGACCAAGCATTAGCATCAGCCATTGAGACTTTTAATGAATTACCCAGTGCTCCTGGATACTTAGCGGCCCACTCGCCCACAGTACCTTCTCCAGCGGAATAAGATGCTATGTAGTGGTCTTCGTTTCTAATAATAACTGCAGTAGCTGCAGTGTTCGATCTTGCGTTTTTAGCGGATGACTGATCTACAACGCGAATCACTTGTAGGTTATTACCGTAAGACAAGAAATTAGCAGCTGTAAAGAACGATTGGAATGTATCGCCGTTAGGCTTTCCAAAAGTATTTACAAGTGCGTTTTCTGAATCTATCGTGGTAACAACACCAACTGGACCCCATGCAAATGCGCCAGCAAAGCCGCCGGCTGTTGTAGCAACTGCTGGGACAACCGAGGTAAGGTCCTGCTCCGTTACCAGAACGCCTGGTGATAGCTGAAATGCCATATTTTTCTCCTTATAATGTTATTCTGTCATAACAAATTTTTTATACCAGTATATTTATAAATCTCGAACTTTGACTATTACCAGTTACGTTCTTTTATAAAATCCGAGTAGTCCTTTTGATATTTATCACTTAGCCAAATATCACCATCTATAACTTCGACCTCAGGTTCCATTGACTGTCCATTATCAATATAACCAAATGGAGTTAATTCATCTTCTATATTCTTCATCTGCGAACTATAAAGTGCTTGTCTATTGTTCGCATTCATTAAATCTTTAAACATAGGGTCATTAGTAGCCCATGCAAAAAGAACTAACGTCATTGTTAAGTCATCGTTATAACCTTCATCTGCCTGGAATACACCATTGTGTTCAATAAATGTAGAAAATTCCGATATAATATCTCTATCAAAAACAAGTAGTTTATTTTCTTCTACCAAAGATTTTAAAGTTGCACACCCTATGCGCTTAACTTGTTTTGTTGTTCTTACACCTAGTATAGAACTTCTTCCAGAACTAGATAGAACTTGACCGTATCTGGCATCGGACCCGACCCAGATCATATTCTCATACTCAAGATCATTATGTATAATATCGGCCACTTGTTGACCAATATCATTAATCTCAACCAATACGTATGCAGTATTATAATCCTTAGATACCTTATGAATTACCGTAGGGTATAGAAGAGGACTAATCTTGTTGTTTCTATATTTAGCTACAACTTTATAGGGGTATTCTGTAGTATCGATAACTGTAAAGGCAGAATAA